AACACCACGTATACATCCTGTTAAATCATTACCGCTAATACCGCCATACTGAATAGTTTCATTGTCTACTTTAATAAAACCAAATTGTGCTAAACCTGCTGTAGTAGATAAAGTTATTGTTGTTTCAGTAGCATCTAATGCTTCTGCAGTAAGAATTGTAGTTGCGTTTTCTTGTGCACTTTGTCTATTAATCCATACTTGAATAGGACGACCACTAGCATTTTTATTAGGTATTGTGATGTATGTAGATTCAGAAATACGATTGATATTAATATCTTGTTGGTTTTGACCTGTGCCTGTACGTGTCACCATATCAAGAAGGTCAATCGTATCAGCAGGTAAGGCATACATAATCTGACCTTGATTTAAATTTATTTGACCTGGTTCTAAAGTCCATAAATTTAAACCACGATTAGCCCACTCAATTGTCATAATATTAAGTGAACGTCTAGCCGTTCTTAAGTCGTAACCAGTACGTAATTCTTGACCACAACGTTCAAACGCATCTTCAACAAGACTGTTTAGATCTAAATTAAAACTTGTGGTTCCTGTGGTTCTTTCTACCATTATTTTTTCCCTTTAGGAAATCCTGCCTTCATATTTGCATAAGCATCTGGTGTAACTGTAGACTCTGATTTAGAACGAGATATGCCTTTTTTCTTTCTAGCATTCATGTTTGCATACAACCCTACAGGCCCACCTTCTTTATACTGAGTAAAATCAGTATTATCACGACGTTTTTTAGTAGTGCCTTTAGGCATTTTGTTAGGGTTTATATCACCCATTCCGCGTGAGGGTCTCATTAGCACATTCTTCCTTTTGTTTTACCACGGACTTCAATACCACCGCCACGAGCCATGCATTTAACCTTACCACCTGTTTTCTTAGCAACGGGATTTAAATCTGTTGGTTTATCTTTTTTAGCTGGTCCTAATTTTAGTTCAATACCTTTAGCTTTATTAGTATCAGGCAATGGACCCATATCGTTTTCAGATGATCCTACAGAGGCTTCCCAGTTTTTTCTTTTTTGTTTTTCAGATAGTTTTTCCATGATTAAATCATCTTTCCTTTAGTCTTACCTTTTTTCTCAATGCCGCCGCCTTTAGCCATTTTAGCACAACCGCCAGCAGCCATTTTTTTAACCTTGCCACCTTTTTTAAGCATAGCTAAATCTGATTTTTTACCAGCGTGTAATTGGCTTTCATGCATACCAACTGCTTTTTTTGCCATCTTTTTATCTTGTGCCATATCTTTTTTGTCCATCATACTATCTCCTTTAAATTTGTTACCTTTATCTGCTTGATTAAATTCCTTTGCCACTGACATAGGAACGCCGACCTTCTTAGCAAACGCAGGATTATGTGCTGCGCCCGCCATAAGATTTCTTTGTGCTTTGGATTTACTAGGCAAATTACTTTCCTATCCAGTGTGTTACTAACCAACTAACAATACCTGAGAATACTGTGGCAATAGCAATAAATACTTTCCATCCGCCTTTAATTTCTTCAAGTGTTTTTTCAATGCCGTCAAGACGGGCCTTTAGTTGTTCCATATCTTCCATAAGGGTATCTACGTCCGTTTGAATATGTTTAATCTCAACACCGTGTTCTATTACTTCGCGATCAGTACTCATTTACAATTCCACCTTTTTAAAGAGGCAGCCTTGCGAGTAGGCCGACCTTTTTCATCTTTCATAGGACCAGGCATTCCAGACATCCTAGCACAAAAAGACTTCTTACGAGGTCCACCTTCAGGCTGGGGGGCTTTTAAATTTGATCCAGTTTCTCTGTTATATTTAGCACGGCCTTTAGCAGTAAGACCAGCACCTTTAGATGTAGGAAGTTTTTCACCTCGTCCTACCGCTAATGAAACTCCACTTTTTTTACTCATAAAAAACTCCGGTTTTCAAGCCAAATGCTTTTTTTGTGATTATACAACATTTTACTGTTATACATACTATTCTTCTACAGCTTCTTCTGTTGTAGGAGCTGGGTTCCAAGGCAAAGGAGCTGGCTGTGGAGTAGGGATATATGAGTTAGCAATTTGATCTGCTACCTCAGCTTCCATCGCTTCTGTTCTGTATAGACCTTGTTCGTTAGGACCCGTTGCATCTAATGCAGCTTTTGTCCAGTTAATTGCTTCCGCTTCTGTTACTTCATTGTATGGTATAAAGTCGTCAGGATTTGCTGGAAGTAGTTGAACTGAGTAGCTGACACTGCCTGTGTGACCTTCGTCATCAACGCCACTAATTGAAAAATTAGACATCACAGCTGTATCTGGTTCTGGATTGTTTTCTACCAGTAAAGCTTGGATAGACCATGTATATGTAATTGCCATGTTATTTCTCCATTTCAATCTTTGGGATTGCGCCCTCTGATTTGTTAAGTTCTTGTACTTGTCTAGCAATGTTATTCATCACTAAAAAAGCGCCTGTTTTAGAAGGTAATTCACCTAGTACTTGTTGGATAAATTCTACTTCTTCTTTTGTTAATTCTAATTGCATTTAGTTCTCCTATGTTATAACTGCTAGTTTACGTATTGTACCACCTGAATCTACAATTTCAATATACCCTGTAATAGGAACATCTGCTGTTGCAGTATGAGTTCCGTATTTTACTCTACCTGTGCCTTTTGGTGTTAGGTTTATGTCTATGTTAGTGTCTGTGCCTCTAGCTTGTATAACTGGACCAAATCCTGCAGCAGAACCCGTTACTTGTATATTATTAACTACAGAAGTTCCACCATCAGCAACCCTAAAGTTTTCTCTACTATTAGTCTGCATTACAATAGAAGAAGCGCCTTTGGAAGTAATAAAAGAGTTAATATTTGTATCAGAACCTTGTGCTGCCATTGTAACTCCATTACCAGTAGAGCCGCCAGAAAATTCTAAATAGTTTACAGCAGAAGCAGTATGAGAAATTCTTACTTGAGCAGCATATTGAGTCCTTAAAATTATTCTTGATGCATTACTACCAGAATCAATATAAGAAGTTGGGTCAGCAGAACTATATCTACCTATATCTAAAACTCCGTTAGCGTCAGTGGCTGTTCTAATGCCACCAATAAATACGGAAGTCTTATCATACACATTTGAATACGGAACCATTCGGCCAGCTACTGTAGAGTAGTTTGAATAAATGCTTAGATTAATTAACGGGTATGTTACATATGTTCCAGAGTCTACCCAGTCAGTTATATCAACTGTTATTTGATAGAACCCTTCACCTGTGTGAATAGAATTTGTGTAGTAAGCATGCATGCCCCAGTTATTACCTGTATTTGCAGGGCTAAACACCATAACTTGTCTTGTTGTAAATGGTCCGCCTACTGATGTACCTGAAGCTATAGTTACAGTTGCAGTTGTATAAGTTATTGCAGCCCAAGTAGTTTGTAACATAACTAAAGCATTGGTTGGCCACCCATCAGAATTAGTTACAACAAATCTAAACGTTCTATTGGCATGGGCTACGCTCATACCTGTTTGTGGATTGCCATCAAGTAAGTTTTGTATACCTGTTAAACCAGCAGCCCAAGCTGTCCAAGTAGAAGTTCCGTAGTCATAATATTCTGGTGTGTTTACTGCGCCATATCTAATGGTGTCAGCTGCAGCATTTTGTGTAAATAATCTAAAATAATTGTTTTGTTCATAAGTATCGTAGTAGTAAGAGCCTACAGTAAATGCGTGGTATTTATGGTTAACTTGAGCTAATGGATTACCATTTTGTTGGACTGTACCTGTGCCTTTTGGAACTAGGTTAATACTAACATTTGCATCTGTTCCTGATGTGCCTGATATTGCTGATATTGATGGAGCAGAGCCAGCAGCAGCACCTTGAACTTGTAGTAAATTACCTGCTGATGATGCGTTTGTATTGCTAATTCTAAATGATTGCACATTGGTTGCAGCTTGTCCATAAAAAGCAATATATCCTGTGCCTTTAGTTCCAATAGCAAAGTTTGGACTTGCGTCAGAACCTGTAAATGATAGTCCCCCTAATGCACTTGATGCTGCACCCGTAGCACTACCCGTCACCTGCACATAATTAACTGCTGATGTTGTGTGAACTATTCTAAATTGTGAAGGTCCACCTCCACCATTAGAAACAGGTGTTCCTACAGAAGTAGCAAATGTAAATGCTTCAGTTGTGGATGTTGATGCAGTTGCAAAATACAATGGGGCACTGCTTCCTAAAAAGTTAGCACCAAAACCATTTTGATTAGGTATCATTGAAAAAGCTACAGTAGTATTAACTGGATAATTACCACTAGAGTTTTTATCTACAATTGCTAATACATCACTATTAGGCGTTGAAAATGTATGGATGTTACTTAATGTTTTTTGAAATGTATTACTACCTACAGTCGCATAAGCAACTGCACCGCTACCACCACCACCCGAAAACGAAACAGTTGGCTCTTCTACATAACCACTACCTGCTGTTGTTATTGATAATCCTAAAATACCATAAGTTATATTGAATGTAGCTCCAGTTCCTGAACCACCTGTAACTGAAACTGGGTTAGCTGGAATGACTGTATAAGTTCCACCATTAGTTAAAGTAGCTCCTGTTATCACCCCACCTGATACGGTATTAACTGTAATAGTTGATGCACTTGAAAATGTTCCACCTACTACAGTTAAAACATTACCTGCTGTATATCCTGTGCCTCCACCTGCAATTGTTGCACTTACACCACCAAGACTTGTTACTGTTCCTGTGGCAGTAGAACCACCAGTCGTTGTAGGTGCGGATGCAGTCCAGGTAAGACCTGTAATCGTTGTATACCCTGAACCTTGATTTGTTCTTGTAATATTTGTTACAGTACCGCCGTTAGATACATTAATTCCTCTAGTCCCTGCAGCTAAATTAATTGCTCCAGTTCCCTTGGGTTGGATTGCCATTGATATATTAGTATCAGATCCTGCAGAATAATACTGAACTGAATTGTTAGCAGCACTACCAGACATCACTTGATAATTTACAGCAGTAGTAGTTGGTGCAACTCTAAATTGCTCACCATTTGTTCTAAAATTAATGGGTTGATTGTTTGCTGCTTGTATAGCAATACCTTGAGCAAATCCTACTGGGTTGTACTCAATAAAAGACATATCAGTTGCATCAATACGCTGACCTAAACGTAAGCTTGCTGTTGTCCAATCAGTTCCTGTAGAGTGTCTAAATTGGCTTGCCCTTAATATAGCCTGATTTGTATTAAATCCTTTAGCAGCAAATAATTCTGAAGTATTACCTACGGTACCGCCAAGAGAAGTTGGGGTTAATACAGCTACACTACCTGTACCTTTACCTTGTATTTGTGTTGATATATTGGCATCAGATCCTTGCATAGACATGATAGGCCCAGTAGCATTTCCCGTTGCTGAACCTTGTACTTGAAAATAATTAACTGCTGATGCTGTGTGGGCTACTCTAAATTGTTCTAAAAATGCTGTTCTAAACAAAATGGGGACAGCTGTTTGTGTAGATATTACTCCAGCTATAACACCAGCTCCTGCAGTTCTTAAGTCTGCGGTTGCATTACCGCCCACTGCTTGCCAATATGCTGCAGATGTAGATGCACTATCGGAAACAGCAAATTGAGTTCCACCAGGAGTATTAAATTGCATTGTAGCGCCCAAACTTCTTACTACAGTAGTAGTTCCAACAGTAGCATAAGCAGCCGCACCACTACCACCACCACCACTAAAGGTGACTGTAGGTTGTTCTATGTAACCTGAACCTGCAGTAAAAGATTGCCCTGTAACAGCCCAATTTACTGTTAAAGTTAATCCACTACCTGTTCCAATTGCTGTTGTAGTGCTAGCAGGGTTTGTAGGAAGTGCTTGATAATTTGGAGTTGTTATAGGAGTTAAAGTAGTTACAACCCCAGCTGATACTGCTGTAATACGATACCTAGCTTGTGTAGTAAATGTTCCACCACTAATTAATATTTCATCATTAACTGCATACCCTGTGCCACCACTTACTATAGTAACAAGGTTAATACCCATTGAAGTTACTGTGGCTGTAGCTGTAGTTCCGCCCGCTGTGGTTGGTGGTGATATGGCAATAGTAGGAACGCTAGTATATCCAGCTCCTACATTAGTTCTAGTTAATGCTGTTACTGTTCCACCATTACTTATATTTACACCACTACTACCTGCGGCTAGGTCTATAGCGCCTGTGCCTTTACTTTGTATTGCTAGTGCTACATTGGTATCTGAACCTAAAGTGCTAATAACAGGTGTTGTAGTTGTTGCAGCACCAACCATTTGAAAGAAATTTACTTGGCTTCCTGTAGCGGGTACTTTTAAAGCAACTCCACCTGAAGCAGAAATACCTAAATTAGTTGCACCGCCTGAATCAACAGTTGCTCTAATAGTTCCAGCTGTTTGGAATCTTACAGCACCCGCACCTTTTGAAGTTAAAGTAATGTTTATATCGGTATCTGAACCTTGCGCAGAAATTGTAGGACTACCACCCGTAGCTGCACCTGTTACTCTAACATAGTTTACAGCAGAAGCAGTATGGGAAACTTGCAGTTGTGCATTACCACCACCATTAGTAAATATATTTACGTTGCCATCACCTTTGCTTGATAAGCCAAGAGCTATATTTGTATCTGTTCCGCCTACCCATAAGAAAGGTTGGTTGCCTGTTGTTGAGCCTTGTGCTTGAATATAGTTTACAGCTGATGCAATTCTAGAAATTGCAAACTGAACAACACTAGCATTAGAATCTGAACAGAATGAATGTCCTCCACTTCCTTTTGCTACATATAAGCCACCAATATTTCCATCAGAACCTTCAAATGAAATTCTAGGTCTATTACTTGTTGTTGCACCTGTTACTTGAACATAGTTTACAGCAGAATTAGTTGGAGCTACTCTAAATTGTTCAAATCCAAAACCAAAAAATTGATGGGTATTTGCTAGATATTTCATGTTATACCATGCCAAAGCAGGTGCTATTGACATTAAACTTGAACCTTGCGTTGTATCAAAAGAAACGCCAAATGCCCCTGAGCCTGCACCTGATGCTAAATTAACATTACCAAATAAAGCTACTTTAGAATCCCAATTTGAACCCGCACCAAAACTTGGAGCAAGTTTTACACCAAATTGACCTACAGTAGATGTATCTGCAATTGAAGTACTTCCTGAGATTGTATTAAGAGCTGCTTGACCTGTAACGGTTAATGTTTGGAATGTACCAGCTGAACCGCCTTCAATTTTTTGCCAAGCAGATCCATTGAATATAGCCCAATCGCCTACATCCCATGTTGTGATACCGTTTAGATTAGTTGAACCTGCGACAGAGACTACATAGTAGTAGCCTTGAACCCCTACGCTTGAGACCAGTGTAGGCGTGTTTGTAGAAGCGTCCCAAGTGCCTTGATAAGTCAAAGCACCTAGTGCAGCTAATGAAGACCAGCCATTGCCAGTTAAGACATAGTTCTCTTGGCCGATTAATGGTTGTGGAACCTCTCCCTGTATCCCGTCTAAAGATAAAGTTGGAGGCGTGAAGGTGCCAAAGTCTACGACACCTGCATGCGGTGCTACGGACATTACAGACTCTTAATAAATGCTGTATGCTTTTCTATTAAATCTGCTCGCAATGCTTCTGCTTCTTTTTTAACTGCTTCAGCTTTAGCTTGCGTTTTAGCTAATTCATCTTGTTGATCTTTTAAACTAACGCTTAAATTATCGTAGTCTGATTTAGCTTTTTTAACTTCACTAGCACTTTTACGTGCTTCTGCTTGAGCAGCTTTTGCATCATCAGCAGCAGCTTGAGCTTCAATAGTAAGTTGTTCTGCTTTAGCTTTTGCATCTGCAAGAATAGCATCAGCAGTTGCTTGTGCTGTTTTAACAGTAACATCAGATTTAATTTTAGCTTCTTCTAATGCCGTTTTAGCGGCGGCTTTATCAGCTTTTAATTTTTCTCTTAAATCAATAATCTCAGTAGCGGGAGCTATTAATTCTACAAACTTTTGGTTTGCTTCTGTAGCTTCTTGTAAAGCTTTTATTTTAGCTTCATATGCTTTAGGATTAGTTACTAAAGAGATAAAGTCAAGTAGCTGGTTATTTCCACCGACAGTGCCGTCAATATTATTTGAAATACTCATGCTAGACCTCCTCCGCCTGCTTGGATCATTGTTAATGTTGCTGTACCTGTCCCTGCGGTTGTTTTTATTCTAATACCTTGTACTGGATATGCAATATTTGAATCTTTTGTTGTAGTTTGCGATGTTAAACTAGGATGATCCGTCCATGTAGCTGACGCAGCACTAAAGTTATTTGCAAAAACATTATCAAAAGTATATTGCACAGTGTAAGTAATAGTACCTGTTACAACTACGCTTAAAGCAACGTTAAAAGGGGAAACGTAATGATCTGTTGGATTTACGTTTGAATTACCTACCCCTGTTACGCTAAATGTTACTGGACGCATATTAGCCTCCTAATTAAACTGATGCTGGGTTAGCTGAACCGTCAGAATTGCGGACAGTGTAAGTAACTTGAAGTGTTACAGAACCAGTAGTTAAAGTAGCTGCTTTTGTAGCTGTGTAAGTAATAATTTTGTCTGTTGTACCTACGTTAGCAAATAAAGCTGTTACAGTATCAGAAGCAGTTGCACTAGTCATGTTAGCTGGAGCAGCGGGGCCAGTAACAGTAGTAGCTGCTGTAACATCAGTAGCACCAATAGTTAATTTAACTGTTGTAGCTGCACTAAATGTAGATGTAACAAAGTATTTAAAATACGTAATCATTGCACCTGCTGGAAGTACAAATGCGTTACCTGTTAATGATGCATTGATTGATGCAAATGGAAGTGTAACAGTTTGAGTAACCTCAGTTGCACCCATGTTGCGGATTGTACCAGCAGTAGTGCCAGTTGTGTTTTTTACAGTGCCCAATAGCCATGGGCCTAAATGTGAAGCGAATGCCATAATGATTTCTCCATACAAAGTTATAGTTTATTAGTCTTGTATGCGCCTGCCGGGACAGTCTAATAAACCGGATTTACCCGGATAAATGAATAATACTACTTTTTTAAATAAAAGCAAGTAAAAAAGGGGCCGAAGCCCCTTAATTTAATAACAGTCTGTTACGATAACCATTATTTGTTCATTACGTACATAGTTACTTCAAAGCCAAAACGCATTTCTATAGCTGCTGGTTTAGTCCACATAGTAGTTCTCCTAAAATTTTATACACACCGTGTGTATATCTGCATATTACTCTTAAGATTAGCCTGTGGAATAGAGAAAATCATGAATTACAGGCAAAGAAAAACCCAGCCGAAACTGGGTTAATCTAGTAGTACGTGTCAAGGAACGATTAAGCGCCTTGTGAACCCCACATACCGAGAGGATCTGACCAACCAAATGAATAACGTTCACGTGATTTGTAGCGAACATTACCTGTGTCAAAGTCACCGTCCATTGAGTTAGTCAATGGGGTACGTACGAAGTGTTTCATACCATTTGGCACATCAGTTGTTAAGAAGTAGCCATTTGGATCAGTCAAGAAGTGATTGATCGCATAGCCTTCAGGAATAGCACCGTTGTTCTTTAATGCATTGATATCGTTGTCAGTTGTGCCAACTCTTAATTCTGTTTCGAGTAAGCGTGTTGCAACGAATTGTAATGCTGGTGGAACAACTAGTTTTCTTGGCTTAGCAGCGATTAAAAGACCACGCTCATCTGTCCAAGCTGCGATTTGAATAACTGCATTTTCCAATGAAGTTTCGTTCAAGTCAGCTGGTGTAGATTGAGTGTTGCTGTTAGTACCGCCAGTAACAATAGGATGTGAAGTAGAGAACAATGGTACACCATCACCGCCGTAATACTGTGCTGAGTTAGTGAAACCGTTGTTAAGTACGTTAGCAGCCTTAACTTGTTTTGTGTAAGCCATAGCACGAGCTAATGCTTTAGTATATCGAGCTGATAAAGTGTCATACAAGTTATCTTCGATAGCTTCTTCAGTTAAGCTGAAGCCTAAAGCGATTGTTTCGTGAACATAGCGAGCTGTCCAAGCTTCTTGAGCATTGTCATAAGCGATAGCATTGCCTTCGTTTTTAACAGGTGCTGCAGAGAAACCTGAAAGTTTTGTTTCTTCTTCGAAACTACGTTCTGATGATTCAGTTTCGTAGATTTCTTTATGCTCTTCACCATAACGTTTATATTCAAGACCGAATAGTGCGTTAAGTCCTGGTAAGAGCTCTTTTAGTAGTTGTGCGCGTGAAATAGCCATGTGTTATTCTCCTTATACGCCAGTAGCACTGTAATAGCTGTGCTGACCGAAATTGAACTTAACGATACAATCTGTATAAGCATCACCAACTGTTGAGAATGGGCCATCTACGAAATCAACTAAACGTAAACCAATAGTTGAAGTTGTAGCTCCGCCAGCACTGTTCAAAGCAATTTTAGAATTGCCTACAGTTGTTGAACCTGCAGTTTGAATCACCGGGAAATTCGCGCCAAGGCTAGTTTGTGCAACAGCGCCATCAGCTTGAATTTGGAATAGTGTATCAGGATCATCACAAACATAAGCCATAGCATCACTAGCTGACGTTGAAGCTGGCCAGTATTGTGAATCTAGTTTATATTTTAATGTTGGATCTGTGTAAGTACAGCCTAAGAACACGCCCACTAAACCAGCTGGGAATTGTGATGCAGCAGAACCTACAGTTGTTACTTTTACAATGGTACCATTTGTCGCATCAATAGCTACAATATCACCAAAAAAGATGTTTGTAGCATAACCTGAAGTGATTGGTATTTGACGAGTAGAACCCGCAAATACTTGACCACCAATTAGGTTGATAGGACGAAGACCATATGGGGCAGCAGTTGTTGCCATATTATTTCTCCTTTGTTTTTGTTATTTACCACGACCAAATGAAGTAGTTGACTTTTTATCGGCAAACTTACCCATTCTAGGATCGTTGTCTTTCATGAAGCTATTATCCACCGCATCAGTTTGAGCCTGAGTTTGCTTATTCATATAAGCTTCGCGTTGTTTAATAAACTCCTCTGGGATTTTACAAAGTAAAAGACCACCAACTTCAACACCGTCTTTATAACGAGTATTTGGGTCTGATACTAATCTTATTTCAGGATGGTCCGCTAGTTTAACGGGTTCCCAACCTTCACGCATTTTGGAAGATACGTTCAAATTATCAGCACTATTGGCTAGACTAACACGAATCCAACGATACGCCCAACCAGGGACTTTTTTGAAATCAGGGAGTAATGATGCTGGGCTCCATGAATCTGCTCGTTGAAATTGTTCTTGCGTTGTTAAGTCTCTATCTGTTCTATTTTGTTCCATTATCTATTCTCCAATTTTAAAGTTTCAAGTGCATATGCTTCTGGCGAGATTCCAAGTTTCTTGGCAATAGCTGCCGCTGATTTGGTAATCTTCACTTTTTTAGGCGCGGTTGTACGCGTTGCCGAAGCAACAACAGTTGAAGGTTTAGTAGTGCGATGGGCGGGTGTTTCCTCGTCCAGCGTTGCATCCCCAAAGTATTCTGGGAATCGTTTGCGCATCGTATCATCAATACGATGGTAATAATTATCAGACGTAGGATCAATTCCTGATCTAACTAGTTTTTCGTGCAACCCCAAAGCTAAACTAGTCATTTCCTCGTCTGTTCCAAACCATTTATTATTATCTTGCCATTTTAAGGCTTTTTGATCTGGTTTAAATGCTTGAGGTTGTGATGGTTGTATATATACATCATTTTGATCTTCTTGTAAAGGCTTTTTAAATTTAGGCTCATAGTTCTGAACTTGAGACAGTCTAAACTGTGCATCATTCATCTTAGATTGAGCTTCAATTATTTTATCTGTATCACCTGAATCATAAGCTTCACGATAGTCTCGTTTAGCTAGACTTAGTTGATTTTCTAAACCACTTTTAAGTGTTTCAATGTAGTTTTCTTCGCCAGTACTTAAAGAACTTTTTAATCTCTTGTTCTCGTCAGCAATCTGTTTAGCATAACTAAGAGCTTCTTCTCTTTCACGAGCTGCAGCTTCTTTAGCACGTCTTTCATCATGCCAAACTTTTTTAAGCTGAGCCATACGTTGTTTAACGCGTTCAGAGTACTCTTGTAAGTTATCTTTTTCTAGTTCATCCACTACTTCTTTAGGTAAGGGTTCACGACCTTTATCTTCTGGTGGAGTATCATCTTCTATTTCAATATCAACTTCACTATCTTTAACTTCTACTTTTACTTCTGGTTTTAACTCTACTTCCGTATCGTCAGAACCTTCTGGATTTTTGATATCATCAATTACATCATCAGGATATTCAAAAACAATACCGTTCTCTTTTACTTCAGCCATATATTTCTCCTATACGCGCGCGTAACCGCGAGGATCCATTACTACACCCTCAACAGTATCATCGTTAATAATGCGGAATTCTCTTCCGTGGATTTTAAATCTAGTACCTGCATAAGCACGTGTTAGAATAAAATCACCCTCTTTACACCATGGACCTGTAGGGAATCGTGATTCATCCTTATAAGCCATTTCTCCTACTTTTAAAACAAACAATACTATAGTAGCGTTTTCTTCTACACGTTTAACATCGCCTGCTTTTAAAATACCGCCTTCATATGTATCCGAAGCTTCTGGGATAGCACATAAAAGTTTATACCCTTTAATGTCTGGTAG